CCGGGGCACGGAGGCCGAGGAGCCCCGGGTGGCCCCCCCCGCCCCGCGCGTGGAGCGGCGGGTCGGGCGGGGCCGTGCCCGAGAGGCCGAGCCGCTCGAGGGCTGCCACGGCTGGCCCAGTCCCGGCGGCCGCCTGGCTGAGCCGGCGGGTCAGGTCCTTGGTCGCCTGCTCGATGCCCGACATGGAGACGCCGGCAAGATCCCCGGCCCGCTCCAGCACCTGGACGCTGGCGACGGTGGTGCCCAGCGACTGGGCGAGCTTGGCCTGGGCGTCGACCACCTGCAGGCCCGAGCGGACCATCGCCGCGGCACCGGCGGCGAAGGCCGTGGCGGCCGCCGCGGCCGCCAGCTGCACGCGGCGGTAGAAGGCGGCCACCCGGGTGTTGGCGGCCTCCATCTCGCGCGACAGGCGGCGCATGCCCTGCTCGCCGGCCTCGCCGATGCCCTGCAGCTCGGCCCGCACCTCGCGGCCGCCGACGACCGCAAGGCGCACGGAGACGCGCTTCTCAGCCATCCTGTTCAACCCTGATTTGAGCGTTGAGGCCGCGCACCGTCGTGGCTTCGATGTCGAAATTCCGTGGACAAGGCCTCACTGATACCTTGCGGTATCATTTGTGGGCCCGACTTCCTCCGAGAAACCTTTGGGCAGGGTCAGCACTGATCCCCTCAAGACACGCCGACCGTCCCTCGGGCGCTCCGAATATCTCGCCAAACTAGCATCAAGATACAATAATGATACTTGTTAAACGCATCTTTTAGCATCATCATGGCATAGTGAGACTAGGAGAATGCACCATGGCCACATCAATCCATGCTGACTCGCTGAAGACGTACCGTGCCCGCAAACATTGGACCCAGGAACAGCTGGCTGAAGCCACCAAGGGTCCGAACAAGGTTAGCCTGCCGACCATCAAGCGCATCGAGAGCACAAAGGACGGCACCTACCTGGCCAAAGACCGCGTCGCGGAGGCGCTAGCCAAGGCTCTCGGCGTTAAGATCGAGGACCTTTCTCAGCCACCCCCGCAAGAAGAGGATCAGGAAGCATCCCTGCGGAAGTTCGGATATCGGCCGCTGCGCACGATGCTCGATGCTGAGACGGCTCTGGCTTTCAACATGGTTCAGCGCATCTACGGTATCCCGGTTCGTTCCCAGATCGAGATGGCCCCGCTATTCGCGGCATTGCTTGCAGAAGGAAGCCTAGCTTGGCGACGGAAACGGGTCGAAGCCATCGAGGAAGCCTCCGCCCACCTTCAGGAACTGGGCGGCGGTCATTGCTCTTTCGTCTATGCCACGTGGCGTGTGGACGAGGGCGCCGCTGAGGAACGCGAGTCGATTGAGGAACGCGATCTGTTCGGCGTTCGGGCGTCGGAGCAGGCTTTCGACTGCGGCTACGATCGCTCCACCAACAATCCCTTTGCGGACTACCTCGAGGCGTTCGCGAAAGAGGCTCAGGCCAAGACGATTGCGTTCGACAAGGACTTTGGCTGGAAGACCAGCGAGGGTCTGCCGAAGTACCGGATTGGCCCAGAAATCATCAGTCAGCTGACCGGAGACGACCCCGACGCCGAATACGCCCTTCTGCGCGGGCATGTCCGGTTAAAGGACATTCCGGCCGACCTCCTCACTGACGAGAAGAAATCCGATCGCGTTGCATGGATGATCGCTCGGATTCCCGAAGAGGAGCTCGAAAGGAGAAAAGCCGAGCGCGACGAACTTTCCGCTCCCCTCGGGGACCTGGACATCGCACGCCCGACGCAATCGCCAGATGTGACTGAGGGCGGCGATCATGCTTGACCTTCGTCTTACAGATCATGCGGAAGCCCGTATGCGCCAATGCGGCTTCCATAAAGCAGATGTCGACCTGGTTCTGAGAGTCGCCACGCGGGTTGCCGACGACGCATTCTTTCTGACCGATAAGGACGCCGCGCGCGAGATCGAGAGGCGGCGGCGCGAGATCCAGCAACTCGAGCGCCTACGTGGCAGCAAGCTCATCGTCGAACGTGGTGCTCTCATCACGCTCTATCACGCAGACCCGAAGCCTACCCGGTCCAGCAGCAGAATGCGCAGGAGGCACTCATGAAATCCGACGTCGTGGACCGCACGGTGCTCGTCCCTCTGCCTGCAACCTTTATCGACGCCCTGCTCAAGGTGCACGGGGCGTTGGACAATGACCTCGCTTCCGTCCTTGAAACGGGGCTTGTCAGATCTTCCCGGGCACTCTCGGAACCTGACCAGGAGGAAGCGACGAGAGCTACCCCACTGCCGAATGGGAAGTACGCTGCGGAATTTCTCGGTGTTCCTTTCGCCACGAGGACCTTGCCCGAGGTTTTCGCGGAGATCATAGATATGACCGCCGAGGTTGCCCCGGACGCGCTAGACAGTTTGTCGAAGGCTCGCAGCCGCACGAGGCGATTTGTCGCCCGCAGGCCAGAGGCCGTTCACCCCGGCAACCACCGCTTACCGGTCATGCAGACCGCCTCCGGCTGGTGGATCAGCAAGAACATCGGGCAAGCGGATCTGATGCGGGCACTCCGCGCGCTATGTCGCGCCGCTGGCCTCAGTTTCGAGGCGGATGTGAAGTTTTCTCTGCGACACAAAGCGACGTAACAGGGCATCCCCATTCCGCCCTCGCGGCCGCCGACCACGGCCAGGCGTACTGAGACGCGCTTCTCAGCCATTGTGCTCGGCCCTGATCCGGGCATTCAGCCCACGCACCATCATGGCCTCGATCTCCGGCAAGAGCTCGGCAGCGACGAGCGTATCGACACCCAGGGCCTGGGCCATGGCAAGCGCAGCGGTCATGTCGAGGCCCAGGACGGCGCCCGGGACGACCCGCAGCTGGCCGGTGAGCCGCTGCGCCAGATCCCAGACCTGCCAGCCCTCGACGGTGAAAGGGCGGTTCAGGACGGCGGGGCACTCGGTGCAGATGCCGGGACAGGATCGGCAGTACCGGTCGCCTCCGCTGAAGTGCCATTCGGCGAGGGAGCGGATCCGTTTTTTTCCTGCTCCAGAAGCAGGCCTTTGGAGACGTAGCGCAGCTGGAAGGCCTCGAAGAGCGGCAGAATGTCGAGCAGGGCGTCGATGCCGTCGGGCGTCACCGGCACCGGCTCGCCAGCTTCATCGCCGACACCTTCCCAATCCAGCACAACCAGCCGGGCCAGCGCCTTGGCCATGGCGACGGCGATGGTCTCGTTCGAGGCCCCCTCGGGCAGGGTGGTGACGGAAGGATCGCTGCGCGCGGCTGCCATGAGCGAGGTGGTCAAGGGCCCGACATGCAGGCGCACGCCATGGCCGAGATCGAGCCAGCGGGGCTCGCGGGAGAGGTCGAGACGGATCATGGGATTGTCCTCAGGTGTAGCTGGCGACATCGTTCAGGAGGTGGACGCGGAGCATGGTGCCCTCGCTGTCTTCGAAGGCGGCGCGCCAGTCGAAGCTGGCTTCCACACCGCCCGGGCCAGTGACGCTGTACTTGGGCTTTGGCAGGAAGACGCGCGGCAGCTCGAAGCGAAGCCCGTAGCCGTCCACGAAGCTGAATCCGTATTCGAGCGCTACGGGATCGCCATTGGCCGCCTCGGCCACCAGCGTCGCCCCGTCGAACCGCACCGCCATCGAGCCCTCGGCCGAGGCGAACGTGGGATCGGCCGCTTCGATCCGCCCGTCCTCGCGAATCACCCGCACCCGCTCGAGGTTGTTCGAGAAGGTCAGGCTGCCGCCGGTGACGCCGGCCAGTGGCTGGCCACCCCGGCGGATGAAGCCCCGGCCCTGGCTGAAGCGGCGCAACGAGAAGGCCTCGGGGCTGGCATCGACGGTCGCGGTAAATTGCTCCTCGCCCTGCGCCACCAGCTGCAGCCTTGCATTGGCCGGCCCCTCCTGGCCCATCTCGAAGGTCAGGCTCTCGATCAGCGTGCCGAGATGACGGAAGAACACCGGGCTCACGAGCCTGGGGTGACCGATCTCCATGGTGTAGCTCGGGATGTCATCGGCACCGCTCTCCCAGACATGGGCATGGCCGCCGCCGGTCAGGGTCGCGGCCGAGATCGTTGCAGCGGACGCCGCAATTGTGAAGGCATTGCCGGTCGGCCCCGCCGTGTCGAAGGCGATGGCCAGGGTCTCGGTGCCGGGCGGCCGGGAGTAGGTGCATTTGACGGTCTCCGGATCGGCCGAGGCGTTGAGGTCGCTGACCAGCTGGTCAAGAGTGTCCTCGAGGCTCGCCTGGATCTCGGTCTCGTTGCTCGACGCAGTGCCCGAGACGAAGGTCCACACCGTGCCGCCCAGAGTGATGGTATCGCCGGGCGACGGGTTGGCGGCGAAGGCGATCGTGCCCGTGGCCGCGACGGCCGTGGTCACTGGATCGCCGAACAGGCCGGTGAGCCAGAAGCCGGTCCCGCGCAGGTCGAGCGGGATCTCCAGCTGCCCCTCGTCGGTGACGAGGCCACGATAGGGATCCTGGGCGTTGCGGCCGCGGCCGAGCAGCGGATCGTCGCCCAGCGGCTGGGCCGAGGAGAGGTCCGTCGACTTGAAGTCGAGGCTTCGATAGCCGGCGAGCGGTGCCACACCGTAACTCACCTCGCGGCAAGCCTTCAGCGTGGCGTCCGCACCGTAGGCGCGCACCTTGGGCATCCTATGATCTCCAGGAAGAAGAGGTCAGGCGGCGAGCGGATCGCTCACCAGGTACTCGACGGTGACGACGAGCCGGACCGTGAGGATCGGGGCGGCACCCTCGATGGCGAGGGCGCCGGTCTCTGGCGCCGATGGCGTCAGGTTCTCGGCGAGGCCGCCGAGCGACGGATCGCTCCGCAGCGCCGTGCCGATGGCCCCGAGCAGTGCATCGAGCGCCGCCTCGCCGCCGCCGGACGCATCCCGCGCCATGTAGGCCTCGATCTCGGCCCGGTGGCTGTAGAACTCGGTGCGCGGGTTGAGCGTCACGTCCGGCTCGCCCGGGTCGCCGTCACGCAGGATCACGAGGCCGGCAGTGGGGACCTTCTCGGGCAGCACCTCGTTGCGGCGGACGGTGGCGGCGAGAGGCGTCGCGAGGACGGCCACCAGCGCTATTAGGATCCGCTCGCGTCGGGACATCAGCGGCCTCCTAGGCCGACGAAGGTTCAATTGGACACAGTGAGAACCGGTAGGTGCACTACCTTGGTCCTTGCGGGAAACGCCTGCGTCCCGCACTACTCGAGCCGGCGCGCACGCCATATCCAGTATGGACGCGAAAAGCTACATGACCAAGATCAATGCTCTATTGCGGTGACAAAGCACTTCCACGCAGCGCCCCAGCTGGGAGAGGTCGCCGGCAGATCGCACCGTTTGACGCTTGATTTGCCATCGACTTCTTCGGTTTTCTGCGGCCGATATAGCGCTGGCAAGAGCCACAGCGCAGGCCTCCAAAGAGTGCTCGTTTGTGCCATCGCTGCGAGGCTTGCTTTAATCAGTGTCGATTGAAAACTCGATCACACCTGCCGAAAAGAAATTTGCCTGTGTTTTAACTCGTGAGGACGCAGATGGCTGATTTTTCCAAACTTACCGTCAAGGGAACTAGGCACGCATCTGACGCATACGGACAGCACGTTCTTGAGGTAAACGATCCGCACTCCCTGGTGCAAGCGGCCGGCTACTTGAAGCACCTCTGCGCGCTGAATGGAGAGAACGTCTATTTTCGTGGCCAAGCCACAACTTACCCGTCATTATCTCCAACTTTACTGCGAGGAATATCGAGCAAGCAGTCTGCCCAAGCGGGGCGCAAAGCGGCGATGAACCGCTTCATCAAGGAGGTCGTTGATGGGAGTCCAATCTTCAAGCGTTTCAATAAAATCGCCCACGAGCCACTGCTACAGCATTACGGTCTTCAAACTACTTGGCTTGACATTGTCGACAATATTTGGGTTGCTCTATGGTTCGCCGTGCATAGAGCCCACGTATCGGGCAAGAGTGCACAATACCTGCATTTCGAGCGCCGTAACCCATTTGATGATAAAGAGCATCATGCGTTTATTCTTCTTGTGGCGACCGATGCACAGCCTACTGTTGTTCCCGGATTTTTGAAGGGTTTGACAACTGAAACCGTGGACCTGAGAGTGTGTGCGCCATCGATATTTCTTCGTCCACACGCGCAACATGGCCTTCTGTTCAGAATGCGAGGCAATGGTATAATTCGACCAGTCGATTATTCTTCACAGGTTCGCGGGATTATAAGAATCGGCTTGCGAAACGCACTTCGATGGCTCGGAGACGCACCTACGCTGAGTACACATGGACTCTTTCCGCCGCCCTTTTATGACCACGGCTATAAGATCTTGTTGGATGGCGCATTCAAGCCAGATTCCAAAATTGGCTCTATATTTTTAGTGGGAGCTTAGGTGCTGACTCAAATGTGCTGGGCAGCAGAGCCGGATTGATATTTGGTTCTCCGAATGCAGGCGGGATCGTAGCACACCCGCGAGGTCAACTTCCTGCTGAACTCCTCGGCGATCCTGTGGCCGGTGTTGCGCGATCTACTCAAGGAACCGTGCAGTCGAATTGGCCAATTTTTCTATCCGCCATGAATCAACAAACGGCGGCAACCGATTACACAGCGAACTGGACCTCCAACCACTCCGCCACGATCAGCCCCGGCAACGCCTCATGCACCCGCAGCGCATCCCGCGCCAGATCCAACCGCTTCGGCAGCTTGACCTGCGGCACGAGCAGGAAGATCGGCACGGTGGCGGCACCGCGCCCGGTCCTCGAGCGCGAGCGGACAGCACGACCCCTGGTGTTGAGCCGCCCCTCGGCGACGAGCAGGCTGGGGCCTGACCGGCGGTAGACGAAGCGCAGGCGGAGGCCGTTGCGGCGCTCCCATTCGCCGGGGGTGATCCGACCACCGCGCAGCGACTTGCCGGCGGCCGGCGTCGGGATGGCGAGCCAGAAGCCGTTCCTCGAGCGGATCAGCGGGCCGGGATCGTGGGCCCCGACGATTACCGGCGCCTTCGACCAGACGACGACAGCGGCGTTCAGGCTCTGGCCGGACCGCGGATAGACCTGAACCTGGATCGTCTTGGCCAGCCGCGTGCCGAGCCCGGCGCCGACGATCTGCGCCCGCCAGGCGGCCTTGAGACCATCTCCTGCCTGACGCACGGCGGCGGTCGCCGCGTTCTCGCCGGCACTGACCTCTTCGGCCATGATCTGCCCGAGACTGCCGAGTGTGGTGACGGAGAGTTTCATGCCGGTCGCGTGTCGACGGTATAGAGGAGACCCTCGGCGTCGAGGATCGGCGCGCCCTGGACGACAACCGTCCGGCCGTCGAGATCGAGCGTGTCGCCGGCCGCGGGCTCGGCGATCTCGCTCGCTCGCACGTCGAGCACCGTGGTGCTGCTGGCGAGCCGGGTCTCGCCGAAGCCCTCGATCCGGTCCGGCTGGCGGCGCATCACCCGGACGGGGATGCCGTCGCCAATCCCGCCGGGCCGATAGACGGCATCCCGCGCCAGATGCGGGTCGGCGAAGAGGACGTCCGTGGCGGCCGCGAACGCACTCACGTCCCGGCCGGA